AGCGTAAACCATGGATTGCTAGTGGTGCCGCTGGTTTTAATAATTGATCCGAAAACTGTTCCCCCATCTTCAGTAGGGAATGACGCGCCGGTAAATGTTAAAACCGAACCGATAATATTAGTAATCTGTAATCCTGTACCTTGCTCTTGTGATGATGAGCCCTCAAAGGTATACCAAACATCAAGCGTACAAACATCGCCAACTGTAAGCTCTAAAAAATCAATAATATCAACGGAATCAGCGCCTAAATCTAATTGGTTAGATGATAAGAATGAACCGCCGCTTATCTGTGATGATTGAGACGAGCTGTTCGGAGCTGGTAATGGCAAATCAACCGTACCCTCTGCCGGGCGAACATCAATAGTATTTGGCACTGTGTCGCTCGGCTGGTAAACCGTATAACTGGAAGCCGCCAAATCATCAATTAGCGTTGTGCCGTCTTTCACATCGCCAATGTTATGGTATCCCACGCCCACGCAAAAACGCTCAAAGAATCTGCGCTTGTTGTTCACATATTCATAATAACTCCGCACGATAAAGTCAGGAGTGCTGATCACCTCGCCTGAAATATCGGGGATCGCTTCACCGACGCGGAACCGGTTACGAGCTGCGTTGAGCTGGTTATTGCTTGACGAGTCATTGACCCCGGCATCGCCTGGCGCTTTCGGTCGCGGCATAAGCGCAATCGCAACGGCTGCCGCGCCTGCGACGATGGCCGCTATCCAGTACCACTCCAAGCCTGTGCCAAACGGTCGCGCCATAAGCGACACGGTGTCGTCAACGCCAACTTCGACGTCAAGCGCCTCGACCAGTTCTTCGGCTGACATCTCGCCGCTATCAGCAACTCGCACGTTATTAATTGATGCGATCAGGCCGTTGCGCAACCACTCATGACGCACTACAAACGCCATCAGCGGCCCGTTGTAGGTCGCCGTGTCGATGACAGGTTTAAGCGGGTTTTTGCATAACCGAATTAGCGCCATTGATAAAACTCCAATCGGTAAAATTTACGCGCAACACCAATGGGCCATAGTGTGACTTCGCCCGGTTGTGTGCGCTTGCCTTGACTGTGTAACATCTTACCACATAATAAGCGCCCAACATGATCCAGCCTATCTTCGGCGTCAAAACAAGCGACCACAGCGCCATCTAACGCGCCGCACGGCTGCCATTTCCCAGCCGCCATGCCCTCGGCAAATCCTGCCGCAATATCGAGAGCGTCATAAGCGTTTAGCGGTGGCAGCTCTATACCGTCAATGCGGCGAAAACTGTCAACCACCAAACCCCAGCAGTCTAAGCCAATCGACGGATCGTCGCTGCCGGCTACCCATGGCAGGCCCACCACGCTGTTGATGTAATCAGTTACTGTCATGATAGCCGCCCTTTAAGCGCTGGGAATCGGTCGGTGGTGTACCGCTCGCTGACGTCTAGCCCGCTGGTGTTGATGGTCCGCGCTTGCACGGTCGCCACTAAATCGCGCAGCTCTACCGTGTTGGCCTCAAATACAAAGGTTACAATAGGGTATGTTTCGTTGCTCAAGTGCTGGCGCCATACAACCTCGATCGTCTCTGTTTTCACTCGGTTCATCAGCATTTCTTCAATCTCAAGACCAGCCCCAGCTATCTGCACGTTAAGGCTGATATCGCCTTGCTCGCCTGACTCTGGCGTAGGCGCGTTTATAGGCGCTGCGGTGAACTCAACCAGCGTGTTGGCGTTGCGCGGTGCCGTGATTTCTAGTGTGAAACTGCGGTTGCCCTGCTGACCAAGAATATAACGCTTAACGCCGAAACCTGAATTATAAAACTCAAGCGTTGTAAACAGTGTTTTGCTGCCATCCACTTTGCGGAAAAAATCTTCATACGCGGTCAAGGTAGCACCTCATTAATGATTATATCAATTAAATTTAAGCTATCGTTTGGATCGCCGTTTTCGTCTAGCTCGGCAAGCGCCAGCAGGGTTGCGTATTCGCCCGCGTCAATATCGGCCAGCACCGACACGAATAACTGCGCGTTGATGCGGTAGCGGTTGTACTCGGATAAACTAAATCCCCGCATCGAATCCGCTACGAATACTGCGCTTTGGTTGTTCATGCCCGACTCAAGGTATAAGTCAATGGTAAACGCCAGCGCACCTGCGTTCAAATCGTTCTCGAACCAATCAAAAAATGTTTCCGCTTGCTCCTGCGACAAATCCCATTGCACGTTAAAAATCGCCGGGTTGTCGTCCGATTGACGCATTAAAAAAGATGTTCCCGATTGCGCCGATAGATCCTTGTCGTTAGTCTGCACGTCTAGCGAATAGCCGGATTGTAACGGTGGCGGTAGTGTCGATGGGTATGCGCTCATGATCGGCTGATAACCTCGGCTGTGTAGCGCCACAATACGTTTTGCTGTGGCGCTGCTTTGGGGCGCCTGGTTGCGATAAATCGCACCGTCTTAGTGGCTAACCCGGTTTTATCTTGCAAGGTAATGGTAAACCATTTACGGCCGTTCGCCAATTCCTCGACGCACCACTGACGGAATAGCCGCGCTTGTCCGCGTGAGAACTCAAACACTAAGCTGTACTGCACCTCGTTGTCGTAGCTGATGCGTTGCTGCTGTGGTTTAGCTGACAGGTCGCCTTGTCGGACGCCTGTCGCTTGTTCGCGGCTGTAATTCCACGACGGGAGTGGTAAGACTGATGGGTAAGTGGCCATTATCGTGTTCTCGTGGTTGCTGTGGTACTGGCCGTGATGGCGCGTTGCACCCGTCCGCCTGGGCCTGACTCACCGACGATCACATCGGTTACCCAGCGCGCATCCTCTTGACTGAATCGTGATCGCACCTGTGGCTGGCGTTCCATGCCGTAAAAGTTAATCACTGGCGCTTGCACTTGCTGTTTTTGTCCGCCTCGTGCCGTATTCATCAGCTGGTTAAACGGCGTTATGTTGCCGCCGCCTGATGCGTTAGGTGTGAATAGCTCTGGCCCGCGCTCGCCGACCATGTACGGCATGCCGCCTGATACGGTGCCGCCCAGCGCCCGTCCGAATATTGCGTACCCGCCAACAAGCGCCGCCACGATAGCGGCAATCGATCCGAGCGCTATGGGTGTAGCCGCAGCTGGCGCCGCGCCAATGGTGGCTATTGATGTTGCTGCCGCTGCTGGGGCCATCGCCGCCGTAATGGCAACACCTGAAGCTACGGCGCCGCTGGTTACAACGCCTTGCGCCGCTACTGCAGCGCCTGTTTGCGTCGCGATTGCGCCCGTGACTGCGGCTGTTTCCGCCGCTTTGCCAGCAATAATTCCGCTTGATACCAGCGCGTTTTGTATGCCGTATCGGATCAATGCGCCCAGTAGCTCGGTGGCGATGGTCTGCGCTACGCCCGCAAATACTTCACGCAAACTGCCGCCCTGAATGATCACGTCAGCCAAGCTATTGCTAAATTGGTCCAGCGCGCCTAAAGCGGTTTGCGTTAGCGACTGCTCAAGGGTTGGTCCGATCAGCTGGGCCTCTAGCCGTAGCTGCTGCATCTGCTGCACGAGTTCGGTGATGCGGCTTACCTCGCCCTCGCTGGCGTCCTCGCCAAGCGCCGCTATGGCTGCGCGAATTTCGTATTCGTCGTTGCCCAGCTGGTTTCTTACGTTCTGAAGCTGGATCTCTTGCTCAAGATCTGCGATGCGAGTCGCTCGCTGCTCTTTGTTGCGCGCTGCTTCTTCCGCTTTTCGCTCCTCTTTGCGGGCTGCTTGCTCGGCTTGCCGCTCAGCCTCTCGCTGTGCGCGTAACTGATTAAGTCTGCCCAGCAATGTATCAACGGCTGCAATTTCTTCTTCGGTGGCTTCAACGCCTAAGCGCTGCATTATTTGATAACGCTCGGCCGCTTCCTCATTTTCTTGTAAGGCTATGATTTGCAGTATGATTGAGTCTTGAAGCTTTTGAAACTCTGTGACCTGATCACTTAATCTGCCGCCTAGCTGCTCTGCGCTATCTGATGCGCTTCTAGAATCATCTTTAAATGTGGCAAGTTTTGTGCCTAAATTTTCTACTGCTCTCTCTGATAGTAAAAGCTGCTCTTCTAGACGATCCGCCTCTGTATTTAGACGCTCTAACTCTTTTCTTGCATTAGCCACTTCTTTTGACTGGACGCCGTATTTCAATTTCACTACGAACGCGGGCTAAATCAGCCGGTAAAGTAACAAATGCTCGAGCGGCTTGCGCGTTGTATTCGTTTCGCAATTGTTCTTCGGTTAGTTTTTTAAAGCTATTAGTTAAATCATCAACATCACGCGCTAAACGCTGCGATCTTTCTGACGCCGTTTCTGCCCGGTCACTAAATAAAAATAGCGCCCCAACAGCCAATGCAATAACGCCGACTGGGCCGCCTAAAAACGCCATAGCGCGACTTGCTGCTGCAGCTGCGCCNNCCCGCCATACTTGCAAGCGTCGCCTGGTATCGTATCGCCTGTATCTGCGCTGCGGTAAAGGCCGCGATATTGGTGCTAATCGCCCCAGCCATGCGCGCACCAAACACGAGCGCGACTACCTGACCAACATCAGCAAGGGTATCTAGGTTATCCGTCAGCCCGTTGACTGCTGCGGTGGCCGCTTGTACCACGTCGCGCCCAAAGCCATCAAGTTCGTCACCTAGTACGCTAATCTGTAACGCCTCGAACGCCGATCCTAACGCTTTTACGTCGCCCGTGAACGTATTAACTCGGATAGCTTGCTGATCATAAGCTGTGGTTGTGCCGCGTAATGATACGTTAAGCTCATCAACGACATTACGTTGCGCCAGCAACGATGTTGCCGCTGTAAACGCTTCTTGACCGAATAGCTTGATCAGCTGTGTGTTGTTGAGGTTTCTGCCCGCCAACTCGTTTAGCGCGCCGTTTAACCCCACGATAGATGGCTGTAACGTCTTATCTGCGGTGTTTTCTAGGCGTAGCAGTACCTGACGTAAGGCTGTGCCAGCATCGGCTCCCTGACGACCTGACGCGGCCAGCGCTTGAATACCTGCAACGGTTTCGGCGAAATCAAGGCCTAAGCTGTTAGCTGCTGAACCCGCATTTCGCAATGCTTCGGTGACGTTGGCTACTTCTGCCGTTCCTAATTGCGATGATGCGGCCAAAATATTGATGATGTTGCCGGCTTCGCTGGCGTCTAATTGGAACTGGTTTAAGGCCGAACCGAGCGCCTGTGCCGCCTGCGGTAAAGTTGAGCCGGTTGCTTCTGCTAATGCTACCGCTTCTTTGGTTACTTGCGCCAGCGCATCGGCGTTTTTCAACAGCTGGGGCTGGGCTGACGCGATCAGTTTGAATGCGTCCGCCGCTTGGCTGGCTGATAAGGTGGTTGTTCGACCTATCTCGGCTGCTTGGTCGCGATAGAATTGCAGGTCAGCGCCAGCTGCGCCGGTGATCGCCGATAGGTCAGCAATCGCTTGGCCGAATTGCGCCGTGTTGCGTATGGCGACGCCGATAACTGCAGCGCCGCCAAGCGCCGCAAACGAGCGGGTTAATAGCTGCACGGTGCGGTTTGCGCGTTGCCCTTGGTTTTCTAGGCGCTGCAAATCGTTGGTCGCTGTGCGTATTTGCCCGCTGCGGGCTTGTAGTTCAATTGTGGCTGTCGTCATGCGGGCGCTCCG